GAGGCACTCACTTCTGATTCAGTTAATCCACCAAATGATGCGCCTACTAAATCTTCAACAGCACCAACAGGATTACCTAATACCTCCCCTGCTGTACCGACTAATGATCCAGGAATAGCATCAGCACTAACAACTTGCCCAGCAACATTTGATAAAATAGCACCAGGAGCAAGACCACCACTTAATACACTTGCAGCTTGAGATGCTGCACCAACAATACCTTGACCACCTGATACCGCACCTAATGCAGAACTTGCAACATCCGCCAAACCTCCTCCAGTGGCGGCACTTAAAGCTCCACTTGCAACAGATGCAAAACCATCGCTTGCAAGACTACTTGCAGCGTTACTTGCCATATCTCCAGCAACACTCATCGCTGCTGTAGCAACTCCACCACCTGTAATAGCTGAAAGACCTGCCGCTGCGTTAAATAAACTCTCGGCACGAAGACCAAGTCCTGATCTACCTAAAAGATTTGATTGATATCCACAAAGGGCATGCCAATTTGGTCTTTTTGTCGTTTCTGTAAATTTACAATATCCCTTCTTTCCTGGTCCAAGTTCAAGAATATTCTTTGCTTGTATTTTAATATTGTTACCTGCCTTTATAGTGATATCTTCTTTCGCTTCCATATGGATATTTCTACCCTTAATGCAAACATCACCATTCTCTAAAGCATTGATAACAATACTTCCATGTAATCCTGTTATAAAAACATCAACACTTCCTTCAGGATTTTTTTGACCACCAACAATTTCAATGGTCCTATCACCATAAACGTGAGTGATACCTCCCTCTGTCATACCAATGATAGATTTATCACCAGTTTCAGTATTTGCATACAGATTATAAACATCGGAACCATTCTGACCCATTTGAGGGTTTCCAGTGTCCAATCTTACATTTGGACTAAAACTCTCTAATGATCTTTTGTGAAATTTAGTTTTAGGTTCCGACTGATGTGCCATATATTATAATCCCTTTCAATATTTAGTATCCGCCACCATATCCCCCACCACCACTTGGAGGTGGTGTTGGTGGTGTTGGTGGTGAAGGTGGAGGAGTTGGGGTTGGAGTTGGGCTAGGTGATGCACCACCTCCACCTTGCGTGGATGGAGGAGGAGTTGAAGATGGTGCTGGTGTGGGTGTTGAAGTTGATGGTGGTGGTGTGGATGATGGTGGTGCAACACTATCTGTAGATGAAGTTGTAGATGTTGTAGATGATGATGTAGATGGTGTAGAGGTCTCGGATATCTGTCTATCTATTTGTGTTACTGTAACTGCTGAAGTTTGTGGTGCAGCAAGACTTTCCGCCCTAGTAGCGTAGATATACTGGTGAGGTCTGTTTACATGAACAGCACCAACCATTCTTCTACCGTTTGTGGGGTGTACGTGGAATGGTCCATAATATGGTTTGCCATTAACATATCCAACAAGACCATCCTCATTTGAAATACAATCTATAACTTGCTTAACTGATCCTTGAGGTTCAATAGGTCTTCTAGTAAATCTAGGTTTTAATATAGCTCCGAAACCAGTAACTGAAGATATTTGTATTTCTACCTCTCTATCTACAGATGGGAATATAAGATCCGATGGATCTGATGATGTATTATTTCCAAATGGAATCACACGGGTGATACTACCATTATCATCAACAGTAATTTGATACGTGTTACCTAAATTATCAGAACCTATATCATCAGAGGAATAATTGTTACCAGGACTGAAAATTGTGGCAGGTTTTTCTGGATCAACAATGACATCGGTCGGATTATCAACTGATGGTGTGTAATTTTCACCTGGTGAAACTAAAATAATATCAGTTACTTCTTGATATGTTTCTGAATTTGGATCTCTATCTATGATAGCTCTTGCTATACCACCAAATCCAGTTTTACACTCATCAATGATTTCAACGAATGGTGGAGTTGTATAACCACCACCACCATTTACAAGATCAATCCCCAAAAGACTTCCAGTTACACCACGATCTGCATTTGCAAGATTGATAATTCCGTTAGCAACAGCTCCGATACCTTTGCCACCAAAGATTTTAATTTTAGTTCCGCCACATCCTCCAAGTTCTGGTGGTCCAGCATAACAATTTCCTAAAACACTATCAAAACCAGGGACAGAAACACTTGGATTTGCAAAATCAAATACTCCAAGAGAACCAGTGAGACCTGCAATATCTTGAACAGCATCTATAACGCCAAATCCTCTTTCTGCAAATTCTCTTGCTTTATTAGCTGTTTCTAAAATTTGACCAACTGGAGTTCCAGATCCTTCATTACTTCCAACACCAATTGTCCATGCATTAGATGCAAGTGCATAATCTGCTGGCGCTTCATTACAATCAAGTGCGCTAGTAACATTCTGAAATGCATCGATTGCACTTGTTAAAAATCCAAATGGACTGAAACCACCAAGAATTTTACCAACCCCACCCAATAGTGATTGAAGTCCCTTTGTAACACCTCCAATAATAGTATTCATTATGGCGGCAACACCTTGATCAGCAATACAACTAACAAAATTAGTTACATTGTCTGCAATATTTTGCAGAAGACCCTTAATCATACCACCAATACCACCAATAACCGAATTGGCAACACAAGGTAAAGCATCCGAAATTGCTTTTACAGGACTAATAAAGGTTGCTTGTGCAGCAATACCTGCCAAATCTGCTGCTTTACTACTACCAGTCGCTGCAAGAACTGTTGCATAAACAGATTTATAGAGAACATCAAGACCTTTATTCATTGCACCGCCCATTGCGATGGACAACTCTCTAGTCATATTATGAATCAATCCAGTAGCACCAGATTGAATACTTTTTGTTATGGCATCAATTCTTTCATTAAGTTGTTGATTGATATTACCAATTCCCTCAGAAATTCCTTTTACAATATCTTGGATTGAACTAACAAAATTTTCAATATCTGTTTTTATTTCATCAATTTCAGAGCTAACTTTAGCAGTTGCCATCGTAACTTTTTGTCCGATAGCACTATATGCCGAAATTTCTTTGGTAGTAGGATCTTCATCAGGTCCACCACCCTTTCCATTTAATTTATCAGCAATTTCTGGGGAGACAGTTCTTGGAGATTTTTGAGAATCCGAATTCTGCTCATTGGATTCATTACCAACGATCGCACTAGATTTTTTTATTGGACCTGAATATCCTGTAAAAGGTTGAAATGGTGCTGAATACGGACCTGAGTAAGATACTGCCTTTGTCCTTCCAAATACTCCAAGTACACAAGGTAATTGAGCATTATCACCATCTAGAAAAAATCCAAATACAGTGTCTGCTTGTTCAAGTTTTGGAGTTTTTGCTCGATTACAAGCACCAGATCCATCAGTGACTCCAAGAAGAACTTGTGCCCAAGGTAAATCTTCATTGGATAACTCGGTTTCTGAATATGGGTGATAACCCATAATACGAACTTTAACTCTATTACCCCATCCACCACCATCTGCTTGATCCTGCCAAGATTCTACAGGTGCAACTTGACCGATCCACCAACGGAATCCGTCTCTTCCTATAAAATTAGTTTTAAATAAAGATTCCTCTAACATTATGCTTTATTATTTGGTTTAATCTGCCCAAAAGTATCTCTTACCAACATCATTGCAGTATATGATCCTTCACTATCGAAATGATGACATAGTTCCTTAATCATATATAGACCACTTTCTGAGGGATCTGGATCTGCCTTTCCAGTAGATACTTGTCTAAATTCACATTCAATAACATCACCCGCTTTTAATAAAGTGTTCATAGGTACAGTCATTTGAACTCTTTGAACAAAAAGACTGCTATATCGGTATATTGCCTGCGATTGATATTTAAATGGATCAGCATTTTCAGTAGTATCTACATGTTGCTCCAAAGTCCCTCTATCAATAAATCCAGTCATCATTCTGGTAGGAACATCTCCTAAACTTTTATCAGATTTTTCATCAAGTTTTGGTAAGACTGGTCTTTCTGAACCCAAATTTTTTGTTGACTTCAAATGATCAGAGATTCTAAAAATTCCTTTCTGTTCTTGAGTGAATTCAAATCTCTGCATATCAAAATAATATCTTTGAGATGAATACGCACCTAATCTCAAGTTTTCCATCAAATTTTGATTTCTATCTACCACATAGGATGAAATCTTGAAATCTTCACTTTGTGACCCTTCCCCATCAGCAACCAATGTTTCGACATATTTTTGTGAAAATGGTTTTTGTGTAATTAGATTGTCAACAGATTTAAAATGCAAACCCTCTTTTGTCTGATAAAATACAAATCCTGCCACCCCATCACCCTTCAAATCTGGAACACCCTTTGAAGATAACCATCTCAATACAGTGAATGGTTTTCTCATATTACCAATGAAACCATATTTATTTTGAGTTTGATCTGGTGTAGATGCAAAAAGACCTGTCCCCAAATATTCATTAACTATTGATTCCACTGATGCAGTTATATTTTGTGACGTGGGATATTTCCTAGTTACTCTTGTTGTTTCATTTGTAATAGCAACTCTAGAACAAAGATTTAATGTCAATGACTCTTGATTGTTATCAGCGATGACATTTGATATACCAGAAACAAATAGATAATCATCAGGTTTTTGGGAAAAATCTAACCCAGGCATCCCTGGTGCATTTCCCTTTATCTTTAAAGATACTCTTTCTGCACCTCTAAGTTTTAATCCTTGATATAAAGATTTTCCATCTATAACAGGTCCTGAAGAAGTTACATTTATTTTTGCAGTTACGGTTGGAGAAAAAATATCTTCATAATAATCTATAGAAGATACACCACCTCTAAGATCCACAGACTTAGAACCGTCCCCAGATTCAATTAAAATTTCTTCATAGGTAGAAGGATCTGATGCTGGCATTATGTGTACTGCAATTCCGTGAATATGAAACTATTTAACGATGTTCCACCAACAGGGGCGATTTTTACATCACCTTCACCAGAACTTTGACTTTGTTGAGGTGCTGGAGATGATGCAATTTGAACTGGAACTGGAACTTCTATTGTTTTTGATTCATTATCTAGTGCTAAATTGGTGGTTTTATCTACTGATACATTAGCATTCAAATTTGGATTTACATTATTATTTGATTGATTTGTACTTGGTTTATATGATTCACCAAATAGTTTGATTGCTTCTTCAACTTTTTCTGGGGAGGTTGTTGCTGCATTACTTCCCCTTCCCCTATAGTAACTTTGCCCCCTCTCTACAGGTTGCACATCACCCTGCATCGCTTCAAGGACAGGAACACCCGCAAATGCTTGTGATAGTCCTTTAGCAAATCCTGAGGGATCTTTTTTTGCTCTTTCTGCTGTTAAACCTCTAGACGCCATGTATGCTACTATTAATTTATCCTGATTTCCTGGTGTAAATTTATCACTCATAGTGAGACCTGCTGCCTTGACAAATTTATCAGGATACAACATTTGATAAGCACCAACTGCAGCACTTCTACTGTTCTTTGGAACACCTTTTGCTCTCTGATGAGCAAGATAGTCATTTTGATATTGAACCAATTGTGAAATGGTCATCTGAGTAATATCTTCGCCTGCTCTAGAAAAATCACTCAAATGTCCAGAATAGGTAGAACCATATCCACCTTCCGCACTACTAATAAATTTTAACAATCCTTTAGGATTTCCACCAACTTTACCACTAAATGATGATGGATTTACAGTCGGTGGTTCTTGACCTGGTTTCTTACCAGTTGGAGATCTTAATAAATTAACATTGTCTATAATACTATCATATATTTTTTGAAATATATTTTTATTTTCTGAATCGGATTTTTCAATTTCAGAAATTTCAAAGTCAATACTAATATTTCTCAATTGATTCAACTTATCATCTAAATCACTAGTTAATGTAGTAAACCACTTGGTAGTATTATCATACCAGGTTTGAAATATTTGTATGGTTTTTCTTATTCTTTTTACTAAATCAGTTACACCTTCAATTATACTTGGAAGATTAAAAATTGCCCAACCCACTAAAGTTGCACCCAAAACATCCATGATTCTCCCCAAGAATCCTTTTGTACTGGATGATATTTTTTTATTTGGTGAAATTTTAGATAGAGTGCTTATTTGACTTGCTTCAATGACATCTTCCTTTTCCCTTCTCAATACTGCTTGTCTTCTTACATTATAAAGTTTTGATTTTGCAATAATAGCATTTCTCTTATCTCTATTACCAGAGACAAGATTGGAATTTATTGAATTTGATATGGATGTTGCAGAAACAATACCTTTACCGAAAGACGATAAAGATCTTCTAATATCTAAAATACTTGATTTATTTCTCTTTAAAGATTCCATATTACGTTAATACATTATACTGTGCTAATGCACCAAGAATATATGGATTATCAGGATTGGATGAAGCAATTGAAATTCCTGGACCTGCACCAATCGCCCCTTGAGTGACATCTACATCTGGATTACCACCATTGTCTGTTGGCACTGGCATTGGAATCACATTGATGGATTGATTATCAACTGTCTGTGAAACAGTTTGAGCAACTTTATCTCTATCAAAAATGGGTTCGATATTGGTAGGTAGTCTTCCGGTTTTAGCAATTTGGTTTTCTTGCTCTATCATAGCAAGAATTTCAGGATCAGTTACTTTTGCACCAACTTGATTTTCAGGGAGTGCTTCTCTGTTAGCAGTCTGCTGCCTAAATTGTTGCTCTCTACTTGTAGGTAGTAAAGAACTTTGTGGTTTATAAGTTCCTGGTTTAATATTATAATATTTTTCCAAGTGTTTATCTAACCTTTCTTGCTCTTCTTTTTTTGATTCTACTTCATCTGGAATTAAATTATCACCATTATTTTGATTAGTTCCTTCAATATTTGAGGTGTCATTTTCTTCCTCCACATCCGTCTTTGATCCTGTTTTAATTTTTTCCTCCTCAGATTTTCTATTCATCATTGAGGATGGTGTTGAATCTACAGAATATTTGTACCAATCATAATCAAAAGTTGGTGTTTGTGGTTCAACTTCAGTTCCACCTTTACCATTTAAAGTGTCTCCAGGTGCTGGTATTTCATCTGGATTTGGACCAACCAAATCCCCAGGTTTTATAGTCGATCCATCAGGATATGTGAATTCTGCATCAGCATTTTCACTTGATCTTGTAATATTCTGCCCTTGTGAATTATTACTTTGTTGTTGTGATTGATTATTTTGTTGTTGTGATTGATTATTTTGTTGTTGTTGTGGTTCTTGCAGTGTTGCACCAGGTTCTGGAATTTTATCTGGATCTGGACCTGGTCCTAATAGTGGTTTTCTTCCATCAATGCGAGCTCTTACATCATCAAGGAAATTGGTAATGGGTTCTCTGAATATTACAGCCGCAGATAATAATCCAAGACCTCCAGCAATCTTCAAAAATCCCATACTTAACGTGCCAGTCGCTGCTTTGATAGCAAGATTCAAACCTATAAATCCACCAACTGTTACTAAGATTTGGTTTTTTATTTCATTTAATTTTTCAGTATTACCCTCTGAAAGTGCTTGTAAAGTTTCTATACCTTTGAATGCTAAGAAGGCACCAAACAGACGCGTAAAAATACTATTTAAACTTAATAAAGAACCTCTTGCCTTATTTCCTAAAACAATAGCAGGTTTTAGTGTTGCTGCTGTTATTCTTTTTTCAATAACACTTTCTTTACCCTCTCTTAATTTTTGTTGGGCAAGTTTTGTTTCTAATATTTGTTCTTGTCTTTCTTTTTGTCTCTCTAAAGCTTGAGAACTTGCTAGATTAACTCTTACAGATTCTAATGAAGATGATAATTGATTTACTCTTGCAGATAAAGTTTCAACCTGTCTCGAAACTAATCCAAGTTGAACTGAATTACTATTAAGTAATAATTTTGATTGAGGATCTAATTCAGCAACAGTAGGAGATGGTCTACCAGTAAATGCACTTGCAGAAATTCTAGATCTTCTTGATATTAGTGGTGAAATTTCAACCATTCATCTGTTGGTGTTGTGCTTTTAAATTTTCTTCTTCAACATACTGTTGGAGTAGTGAAAGATAAATTTCTTTCTCCCACGGAAGCATATTCTCAAGTTCTGTCAAGCTATATTTATGATGTTGCATCAAAGCAAAATTTATACGAAAGTATGACTCAAGGTCAGTGTGAGCCATACTTATGCGAAAAAACTTGCCAAACCCTCAAGCACCACGTCACTCTCAACTCCAGTATTAGGATTTTGAACTTTAATTGTATGTGACATCTTTGGCATAGTCTCAAAAAACTTTTCAACTTCTTTGAACTGTTTAGAACTTAACTGTTCAACAAATTCTTTGAGTTCTTTTTTAGTACAATCTTTAATTGACCAAGATTCTTCTTCACTATAAATTTGCTCAATGCAAGCCATAACGATTTCAAAAGTATCATCAACACCCATGTCATTAAGAGCAAAATTACTCTTAACAAACTCATCCATTGATGGATATTTCAATCTCATAGTCAGTGTATCATCAAGTTTGATATCCTTATTATGATTAGGATCAAAAATTACTTCAATTTCGTCAAGAGCGATTAAACAAGGAACTTTGGTTTCTTGATCATCAGGACAGGTAACTAATACTTCTACCTCTTCTCCGACAGATTTGCCTCTTATATTTAAGAACAAATATTCAATATCAAATGTAGCAAGTTCTTCTACTTTAATTCCACGGGTGATAATGCAATTTTTAATTACATCTTTAACAGCAGAAGCAATAGTATTCATATCCTCGCTTTCCATAGCGATGATTAGAACTTTTTCTTCTTTCACTAAAAAAGGTCTATACTTGATCTTTTTTCCAGTTGAAGGAATTACCAACTCATAGCTTGGTGTTGAAATTTTTGGTAAAGGCATAATATCCTAAACAATTCACTAAAATTATTTATCACGCTACTCTAGATCCACCCCCACCTGTAGCAGCAGAAATACCTTCAGAAATAATAGTTGAACCACCAGATCCACCATTTAAAAATCTACCATCAGCAAATAACCTTTGATATCCATCAAGATTGCGATCAAATAATCTTTGCCCAAATCCATTAATGTCATTAGATCCAGAAAGATTTTTTGCTGCAAGAGTTTCTGCAAAAGATTTTTGTGTTGCAACTGTAGTTGGATCGTCATTTTCACTTTCGTCATCATACCTGTCAATCGACCTAGATTTTCCTGCTATGTGTCTATCATAATTGAAGGTTGCTGTTGCCTTTAAAAGTCTAGATCCTTCGTAAGAAACTGTAGTTGCATCTAAAGATAATGGAAACATTCCTATAAACTTATATTCAAGAAAATTTTTATAATCTCTTTCAAATTTCACTATTCTAGTTTCATCACACTTATATTGATTTGGATATCTCATTCTGTAATAATATCCTGATCTCAGCGGATCTGATCCATCACCAACTGTAGATCCATTGGACATAAATTCCATCCAATGCTCTAAGAATTTTATAGATTTATATGCATCATCAACATAGAAATCCATTGACATTTGTACAAATGTTCTTGTGTGTGCAAATTTCTCGGCAACACCTGTATAGTTTCCAATTACATCTGCTGTTGCGTGACTACTTCCAGGTAGAGATGCTCTACAACATAAAAGTGAAAGTTGATCTTGAGTATATCTGCTATCAATACCTTTTCTCTTCAAATAAGTTATCAATTCAGATGATAATCCACCAAATGTTACTGCAAAGTGAGAGGTTGTGACAACATTAGTTAATGTTGGTTTGATTTGAGATATTTTTTTAGGAAACGGTCTTGCCACTCTAAATATCTTATAAGTGATTGTTTAGTTATTTAGATGTCATATAAGGGAAAATATCAACCTTCTTATCCAAAGAAATATAAGGGTGATCCCACCAATATAGTATATCGTTCTCTATGGGAACGTAAATTTATGGTTTACTGTGATAAAAATGAAAATATTATAGAGTGGCAGTCAGAAGAGTTCTGTATACCATATCGTTCTCCTATTGATAATAAGATTCATAGATATTTTCCAGACTTCTTTATCAAATATAGAGATGTTGATGGTAGAGTAAGATCATCACTGATTGAAGTTAAACCACTTCGTCAGTGTTCACCTCCACCTAAACCAAAGAGACAGACAAAAAAATACCTGAATGAAGCATATGAATATGCTAAGAATCAAGCAAAGTGGAGAGCAGCAAAAGATTATTGTGCCGACAGAATGTGGGAATTTAAGGTAATGACTGAAAAAGAACTAGGTATCAAGTAATGGCAACTAGACCCACAGATACAGATACTAATGTAAATAGGGTCCGTGGTATTGCTGATAGTATCATCGGAACAAAAAATCCTGATGATGTTATGATATCTTTACTTGAAGTTTTAAGTGAAGGATCTAAAATCCCTCAAGCAGGTAAAGTGTACGTATTTGTATACAATGCTAAAACACCAAATATACAATTTGATCAAAATCCATTTGTAGCAGTAACTGATGTTATGGCGTGGGGGTTCCGTGGTTATAACTTTCATTGGAATGAAACACGCCAATATACTTGGAATGAAGTTGCTGGTGGATTATACGAAGTATATCCATCAGAAATAAAAGATTTGCAAATGATCCCTTTTGCAAATATCAAGCTAAATACTTAAAAAATTAATATTAATGACTGGTCCAAGAAATCCAATTAATTTTAATTTAGATTTGGG